ATACGCATCTATTTCGTGTTCGTAAAGGTGCAATACTTCTTTTTTAAAGTTTGCTATACCGTATTTCTTTATTGCACGTTGTAGTGCGTTACCAGAACCTAAATATTCATCATTTGGGTCAATCGAGGAATGTTTGCCTATGTAGTACTTTTGATTGATTAAATTTATAGTCTTATATACTGAATGTATCATTTACTACTCCTGTGTAGTATTTATACACCGGTATTACTTACCAATTATTTCGTTAGTGCCAAACATGCGATAGCCTTTGTTGCTTAGTGTTCATTATGTGTTGTAACAGTATGTGCTGCATCAGCTAATATATCAAGTGGATCCCATCCAGCTTGATCCATACTGTCTAGTTTAACTACAAGTTCTGAAATTTCATTACCTTGCTTAGTTTGAATTACCCAGCGTCCATCCGCTAGTTTATAAGGATACGTTGTCATCTTCTTTGCTCAACAAATACAGTAATTTAACTTGTACAAGCATTTCTGCCAGCACTGCATTGGATTCAGCAGCTTTGAGAATATCTTGCCACTGCTGCTCTTCTTGGCTACGTACTAGTGCTTTTAACTTGTCTTCTATTGAGCCTGGAGTCAGTCCGCGATCACGTGATCCGAATTCTCTCATAAACACAGTTTTACCACCATCGGGGCTTTCGTATATATTAGGCATTGGGACCTACGGGCCCTTCCGGTTTTGCCTTGCGTGCAACGACATGCCCATTGTCATCTGTATCCCATTCAATGACATCGCCTTCTACCCAACCTAGTCGAGCAATCAGCGATTCGGGAAATGTAATATACAGTTCTCCATCTTCTGCTTCTTCCACAGTACCAACAAATGTGTTACCGAGTTCTTCATGTGCAGTTGTCATTTAGACGCATCCTCTGTTAATTTACGATATACGTTGGCTTGTATTGCCAGGTCGTCGTAGTCTTCTGCAAATTTCTTCATATGTGTTGAAGTAATTTCCATAATTTCAGCAATGGCCTGCTCCAACACAGCATCGTATTTGTCGCCTGCTTCTGCTAACGGCTCGTAAATATGCTCCAGCTTGTAATCTCGTCGCAGGATGCCCAACATTTCTTCGATGCGTTTCAATCTATTGAAAACTCCCGCTGATTTAGATCTATCAGAATCTTGATAGATGTCGCCGTCGTTGTGCAGAATAACCGCAGGTGTTTGTACAACATTATTCAGTGACTGCGATACAGTAATAATGCCTGTGTTGGTAGTGCCACTTTTCACGGTATAATAACTGTCTGTGATCATCCGTGCCTCAACCTGTGCTGTAACGCAATGCTAGCAACCTCTTGACCGAAATCTGCATCGCTGTTGATAATGTACAGTTCAGATTCGTGCATGTCTCTTGCACTGTCATACCATGACACTTGTGCAACCGTGCCGTTGGTTGCAGAATGAAATCTAAACGTAACGCTGGATCGGGACTCTAGGTCTCGATCAGCTGCCACTACAGTACCGCGAGCTTTACTCAACGACATACGACTGACTATGCTATTGTCACTGTCTCTTGCAGAGCGTGCATTGTTCCATGCACGCTCTGCATGTTTAGCAAACCATTTATCAAACCATTTCATTCGAATTCTCGATCCTCTCTGTGACCAACACGCATTGCCATGTTGGCATCTGTTTCACGTACTTCTACTTTGCAGCACCATACACGATACTGTTCGCCATAGTCTTTTAGGAAGATAGTGTTGACATACTCATACAAAAAGTCAGCAATGCCTTCACAGCCAGTCTTTTCTACTTCTGTAATCTTAGCGAGACCCAGCTTACCCAGATTAAGCAGGTCTTCTCGTTGCGGATCATCTTGTGCTACCAGCAGTGTATGATCAAACCAGTCTTCTAGCAAGCCCTTGAGTGGACGCAGACCGCCAAAATCAATGCTCCAATTGCGAGCATCCAGTGTATCACATTCAAATTCAAAGTGAAAGCTAAGTGCATAGCCATGTATCAAATTACAATGACTATCTGCACGCCACTGCCTGTATGCCACAGGGCCAATTTGTTTATAGGTTTTAGTTGAAATAAATTTTGTCATCGAGGTGCAAACTCCTGTTGCAGTTTAATATTGTCAAAGAATTCTTTTTTAGTATTGCCGTCGTTTTTAAATGCACCTGTCAGTACAGTAGTCTGTGTCAAGCTGCTGTGCGCCATAATTCCGCGATTTTCACAACAGCCATGAATTGCCTGTATATAAACACCCACATCTTGGCTACCTGTAGCTTTCATAATTTCCCGTGCAATATCGTTACACAGTTCTTCTTGCAGTGTACCACGTCTAGCGCACCATTGTGCAATACGTGTGTATTTACTAAGTCCAATCAGTTTCTGTGCAGCGATAATACCAATATATGCAACACCTGTTACAGGTTGATGATGATGACTGCAAACTGATTTAAGTTCAGACCTTACCACTAACATGCCTTCGTAACGATCAACTGTGTCATTGGGGAATGCAGTGGGATTTGGCGATGCGTCGTAACGACCTGACATCAGTTCTGTAAAATACATCTTAGCCAGTCTACGAGCAGTGCCTTTGCTGTTGGGATCGTTTTCACGATCAATCAGCAGTGTATCAAGTACGGATTCAAAAGCAGCCGTTGCTTCTGTAATCAATTCTGCTTTTACATCATCTGTAATGAACTGTGAAATGTTGTCACCTGCCCAGTATCGTGTGCCAGATGACTTGAGTTGTTCGCGAATTTTCGCGCTAGTAGATTGTTCAGACATTAGATAGTTCCTATGTTAAGGCAGTGGACATTGCCGTTTAATTTATTTAGGCCAGTTGACTAGTATACACTGCTATAGCAGTCAATGCAAGTTTTTGGTCAAGGTCTTAATTTACCAATGGCACTGATTGTTGCCCCAGGTAGATATCCAGTTGGTCCGTTTGACCCGACTGCACCAGTCGCGCCAAATCCGCCTGTCAAAGAACTGACAGTTAACGACCCATACCTTCCATTGTCGTAATCAACGGCATTCCACAAATGTTCTTTTTTATTGTCATGGTCTAATGTGAGTTTTGCTTCGACAGGATCGCATCCATGATCCAGCATGTAGGTAATGATATTTCGCATTGCATCTATCTCACGTTTGAGATAAGTGCGTTCTTCAATACAATCTGACATCATCTGATTGAACTGGTAGTTTAAACTATCATGTCGTTTAACCGTCTCGTCTAGCTCGCCAACTTTTTTGCGATACTGTTCAAAATACGCTTCTCTTGCTTGTATACGTTCTAAATCATTCATATATCGCTACCTTACAAAATTGTGTCGTCTTCGTATTGGGTCCAGTCGGTAAACCGATCTCTGTCTAATAGTTTGCTAAGAGGCCAACACCATACACCCGGATTGGATTTGTCAAAGTCAATGTCGTCGATTTTTAGGGTTGCATTGTAGTTAAACAACCCAGTGTATGCCAGTTTGACAGCAATCATTGGAATGAACTTGTTATGCGATGCCACTGTCATTTCATGCACACCCTGTGCAAGCGACACATCAAAGTCCAGTGTTGCCCAAAATCCTGCATCCAATACTGTACTGATCATTTTGTCCCATTCATCCCAGTCAGTGGAATCTGCTGGATAGAAGGTATTACCTGTACCAAAGTACACATTGGTGCAATTATATTGTTTGGCAGTGTTGATAATCTCGTCTACTGGACGTTTGCCTACCAAGAACAGTGTCGTTTGCTCAAACGCAGGAGTCTGTTCTACTTCTTTTGCTACAAAGTATACTGCGTCGTCTTTGACGCCTTGCTTGTAAATTCTTTTCATTCTATATCCATTCTGCTTAATTACTGATGTTCCATGCTATATAACCCCTGCTATAGTTTGCAGGTCGGTTAACAGCATCAGAGAACGCACGTTCCCATTCTGTGTCTCTATTATACCCTGTAGTCCACAAATCACCAATGTCTAACTGATCTGTTTTTATCCATAAGCATGCCATCTTCATACATTCGATAAACCCCATTGTTCGTGGGCTTGGCATTATGATTGTACAGGCTTTCCACAGCAAATTGCCAAATGTAGTAGTCACTGCTGGATGCTTCTCTGCTGCCAATATCAGTGTTGCATTGTTTTTAAGAACATCGCCGTCAAATACCGCAGTGCTATCGGATTTTAGATCAATTACGATGTCATACGTAGTGTTATCTAACGCTGACAATATTTTTAAACTGCGGTCGTCAACTGATTTCCAGCGTTGCATATTGCTGTTACCAACTACGGTAATATCAAAAGCGTAACCTTGTATCCGCAGTGTTCTATACGCAACCCATGCTAGAAATCCAGAACCTAAAATACACAAGTTTGCAGTGCCAGGATAGCCGTTCAGCATATCAATAGCTTGGTACACCACGTTTATACCACATGCCACAGGTTCTAATATGTACTTGGGATCAGCATCGGGTACAGGAAAAAACTCGTTGCGTCTAACATTGTAAAAGTCTGCATATGCAGGTTCGCCACGAGTTGCAACATAGTCTCCCACCGTTACTTCTGTGATGTCGCTGCCAATTTTAGTAACACGACCAAGGCCTTCATGCCCGTGCATGTGTAACGGCAACAGTGGGAAATCTCCCAGCATCATATCCACATCACTGCGACATACACCTGTAAACACAGCCTGTACTTCAATTTCATCTGTTGCGATATCAGGCTTGTCCCATTGAATTTCTTCAAATGCGCCTTGCCCTTGCGTAGACAACATCCTTACCATTACAGTGATCCTATCTGCGCATGAATCCAAAAGTCTTGTTCAAGTTGAGTTTGCCAAAACTCTTCGTCATCTACAGCAGCAATTGCAGTTTCAATCATCTTTTTGTACGCACTTTCTGGACACAGTCCCAATTCAAATGTGCCCTCGAATGTGCCCGCATTGTTAAGACATATGGATCGGTTGTCAGGTGTTGAACTTTTCCAGTCTGTGGTTAACACAAAGTCAACACCCGATGGTGAGATATATTCCAGCGTTGCAAAATCGTCTACATCATAGATGCCATTGACATTGACAGTGCCATAGTCTGTATCTGCGAGCTCGCCGAGTGTATAACGTTGTTTGGAATTACTGCGAGTCTTTAATGCCGTGTTATAATTGGGTTCCAGCGCAATCATAATGCTAAGCAAGTGCGGCATCAAGTCTCTGCTAACACCACCATATGCAAGGGATTTTGTTGTAAACCATGTACCAGGACTTGGTACACGGTTATTGTTGATCCAATTTAACTGTATCTCAGATGCCAGTGCTGCATACTCTTGCAGTTGTTCGATGTTATCCCTGTACTGGTTGTTTTTAACCATCATAATTCTAGTATTGGGAAATGCATCAACCAACGCAGCCCAACTTGCAGCATCTTTAACACCTGGCTTTTCCACAAACACAATACGTGCA